AAACCCGTCATCACAAATAGAGTGATCGCTACTGCCGAGAGCAGAAAAGATGTTCTTGCAATTATTGACTTAGAAGGTGACTATACACCAACAGCCGAAAGATTGGCTGGTGCTACAGATCTAGCTTCGTTAGGAAGTGTTGGGACTGCAGTGTCTAACTTAAAAAGTAGAAACCTCAATTCCTCTTATTCTTCCGCGTTCTATCCTTGGGTTCAAATTTCTGATAACTTAAATTCTAGCGAGCTTGTGTGGATTCCACCCTCTGTTGCTGCTTTAGGCGCATTCGGCAAGTCTCAAGCTCAATCTGAATTATGGTTTGCTCCTGCTGGATTTAACCGTGGAGGGCTTGGCTCTCTTGGTGGATCTCGTGGGCCGCGCGTTCTTCAAGCAAGACAGCGCCTTGATTCTAAAGAAAGAGATTCTTTGTATGAAGTTAATATTAACCCAATCGCAACATTCCCTGCTGAAGGCGTTGTGATCTTTGGTCAAAAAACTCTTCAAGCTGATAGCTCTGCTTTGGATCGCATCAACGTTCGTCGTTTGGTTCTTTACTTGAAAGCAGAAGTTTCTGATATTTCTAGAAAATTATTGTTCGACAATAATCTTGAAACCACTTGGAATAGATTTAAAGGACAAGTTGAGCCAATCATGTCAAGCACAAAAGCTAGATTTGGTTTGTCTGACTACAAAGTTGTATTGGATGAAACTACCACAACAGCTGATTTGATTGATCGCAACATCATGTATGCCAAGATCTTTATCAAGCCGGCTCGCGCAATTGAATATATTGTAGTTGACTTTGTCATCACAAAAACCGGCGCAGATTTCGTCTAAGCCACTAATTAAGAATATATAGGAGATAATTATCATGGCCTTTTGGGGAGAAAATTTAAGTGCTGGAACAGCACAAGATCCAAAGAGAAACTTTAGGTTTAAAGTCTTATTTGGTGGAGGAACTGGTAGTCCAGATGTCCAAAACAAAGTAGTTTGGTGGGCAAAGTCCGTAGGCAAGCCTAAAATGACCGTTGCAGCATCAGAACACAAATTCATGGGACATACTTTTAAGTATCCCGGAAGTGTTACGTGGGAACCCATCAGTCTTGTATTGGTCGACCCTGCTAGTCCAGATGCTGGTCAAGAAACTTTACAGATCATGAGAGAGGCTGGATATATATTTCCGGAGGCTGGTTATGAACAAACAGCTAACTCTGCTGCATTCAACACTATGAACAAAGCAAAGGCCGTCGCAGCACTTGGTACATTTCAAATCATCCAACTTGACGCTGTAGGTGAAGCGGTTGAGACATGGACTCTGCATAACGCCTTCTTTACATCAGTTCAGTTTAGCGATCTTTCATATGACTCAGATGATCTTTCAGACATAACACTAGAGGTTGTTTATGATTGGGCTAAGTTGTCAACTGACGGTCCTAACTATCAATTCCAGTTTCCAAGCTAACTACGGCAAAGGAGTTTTAAATGAGTTGGTGGTCTATAGCAACTACAGAACCAAAAAGAAAGAATAAATTTTACGTATCGATTGGGACGGGAGGCATTTTGTATTCCGTCTCGTCTATTTCTAAGCCTTCAGTAAGTATTGAAGCCAAAGAATATAGATTGATAAATCACTTCTACAAATATCCAGGCATTCCAAAATGGGAGCCAATTAGTGTAAAGTTTGTTGATGGTGGCCTATGGGGTAGCGGCAAGACTATTGTCGCCGGTGAAGTCATCGAAACAAATCTTAGATCTACGAGCAAGACCTTGTGGGAAATGCTTTTGGCCTCAGGTTACGTAACTCCTTCTGGTGCGAGCTCATCCATAAAATCTTTAGCTAAAGTTGTCGCTCCTGAAAAGGCTGCTATGATAGATCTATCGTTTGGATCAACAACATCTGGTGCAACAGATGGTTCAATGTTCAGAATATATCAAGTTAATGGTGACGGAAAGCCCACTGAGGTATGGACCCTATACAATCCATTAATCACAAAAGTATCTTGGGGAGACTTGGACTATGGAGACGATGGACTTGTAGAATACACCTTAGACGTGGCCTATGATTGGGCTGAACTAGAAGAAGATAAATAAACTCGGAGTTTAAATGAGAAGAAATAATGAAGACCGATTAATGGGCGGTCATAAACCAACCCCATCAGAGGATGCGCCGCAAATGGCTAATCCAATGGATTTCGTTACACCAAGCGAATTCGTACAATTACCTTCAAAGGGAAGATATCCGGAAGAACACCCACTCCATGGAAAGGACTCGATTGAAATCAAATATATGACAGCGAAAGACGAGGATGTATTGACCAACAGATCTTTGTTGAAAAAAGGATTGGCCATCGACAGACTAATTCAAAACCTAGTCAAAGACAAGTCAGTCAATGCTAGATCGATGTATATCGGAGACAGAAACGCAATTATTATTCACGCCAGAGCATCTGCTTATGGTGCCGAATATAAGACATCTGTTGTGTGTCCAGCTTGCGGTGAAACATCTAAGTTTAAATTCGACCTTGCAGACCATGAAGAATATCATGGTGATGAGATCGAAGGAACAGATATCAAAGACAATGAGGACGGGACATTCTCAGTTGTTCTACCGATGTCTACCATTGTTGCTCGCATACGCCCTCTAACGGGCCAAGACGAGATAGAAATGCTATCAGGGGGTAACACCAAGGATATCACTAGCGACCTCATTACAAAGCAACTGAAGCGCTTTATCGTGGATTTAAATGGACATAGTGATTTAAAGACGATCAATTATGTCGCCGACAATATGACAGCAGGGGATGCACGATATGTCCGAGACTGTTTTAAAATTATATCTCCGGACATTAAGATGGAGCAGTTGTTTGTTTGCAAGAATTGTGACCACGAGGAGGCAATGATGGTTCCGTTCGGGACCGACTTTTTTTGGCCTGACCGATGAGTACATGGAGAATGTCTATGAGGCCTTCTTTACACTAAAGCATTATGGTGGTTGGTCCTTGTTCGAACTTTACAATCTACCCATAGGCCTAAGGACTTGGTGGCTTGAAAGAACGATTGAAGAATATAAAAAAGAATCAGATGCTGCAAAGAAAGGTTCCCGCTAAACTGTGCTCGGCTTTGTCCGAGCATTTTCTTTATGAAACTAATTACTGTAATAATGAGGGACACTAAATGGCAACGGCACCGACACCAGAGCAACTTGCAAATGCAGCTAAACTAGTTGAAAGTGCAGATGCATACAAGAAAGTCCTGAAAGAGACAGCGGACCTTCAAGCTGAGATTACCCGTGCAACAGCTGCGGCGAGTGATGTTCATGCCAAGTTGGCAGCAATAGACGCTGAACGCACAGACGCACTTGCTGCTCAATTGTCAACAGAAGAAGGTATCTCCAAAGCTTTGGAGATGAAAGAAAAAATAAATAACAGGATTAGCGCTATTCAAGAACAAATGGTCGGTCAAGCCGGCGATGAACTAAAAATACTACAAGAAAATTTGTTAAGAGAACGAGGCAGCTTGCAAACGACAATTGAAAGGAACGCTTTAAAAGAAAGAGAGAGAGACCTTGCTAGCAAAACTCTTGCAGACTTAGCCAAGCAAGAAAAAGTACAAAAGAAACTTCAAAAAGACGAATCAGACGCTCTGAAAAATATGACAAAACTGCAAGAACAATTTGGCGATGCAGTCAAAGATAATATAGATGCCGCAGAACTCGGAAACGAAAGACTTCTGCGGCAACAAGAAAAAATTGCTAAAAAAATCCCTATTGTTGGAAGTGTCTTTGGTAAAGTATTGGACATGAAAAAATCAACAATGGATTTTGGTACACAGTTACAGGATTTGGGTGCTGAAATGGGACCCTATGGACAGTCTGTCGCGAGAGCAGGAACTGCGGTAATTGATTTTGCCAAAGGCATCGGCTTTGCCGGTTTAGCAGCAATTGCAATGATAACGAAACTAGCAATGATGGGTAACGAAGTCAACAAGCTCTCAAAGGCACTTGGTGCCGCAACTGGATTCGGAGATCAATTCAACACAGAAATAACCGAAATGGCCACTGCTGGGCAGATGGCAGGGATTGGATTTGAGCAATCAGCTGCTGCCTTGACAGCTTTAACAGCAGGACTATCATCCTTTAATCCAAACGCAGAAGAAACAAATATGCATGTTGGAATGACAGTTGCGAGACTAGAAAAGCTCGGTGTGGCTTCTGCTTCTTCCGTCAAATCAATTGACCACATGCAAAGAGCAATGGGTTTATCAGCAGAAAAAGCAGCAGACTTGACCGCACAAATAGCAAGAGCCGGTAAGGAAATTGGAATCACAGGTACAAAAATGATTAACGACTTCAATGCCGCTTCTGGTCGGTTGGCGATATACGGGGATCAAAATATCAAAGTGTTCAAACAACTTGCAGCACAAGCAAAGGCGACCGGTATTGAAATGAATTCTCTTTTGACCATATCAAAGAACTTTGATACGTTTGACAGTGCTGCAGATCATGCAGCTCAATTAAACGCCGTCCTAGGAACACAATTATCAACAATCGAAATGTTGAATGCAACCGACTCTGAAAGGATCATGATTCTGAAACAAGAGATTCAAAGCTCAGTTGGGAACTTTGATGCTCTAGATAAGCATACAAAACAATATATTCAACAAGCAATGGGTGTTGCAAGTGTAGACGAGGCACAAAGACTTCTCAACATGTCGACATCAGAATATCAAAAATTACAAGACGGTCAGAAAGAAAGCGCCGACATACAAGCAGAAATGGCCGAAGCTACTGAAAAATTAGTTCCTTTGATGGATCAACTTAAGCTGGCTGGTATGCAATTCTTTATGGTTTTTAGCCCAATAATTGAAGGGTTCGCTGCTCTCATTAGCTACATGTCTCCCCTAGTTGGGTTCTTAGGTCAGGCTGCAAAAGGCTTAGGTGTCTTAGCGGTTGCATGGCTTCTCGTAAACATCCAAGCAGGTGGGTTTGCGGCAATCATGACTGCACTAGGGTGGATTGCATTAGTCGGAGCTATCACGTTGGTGGTAGCTGGTCTTGGGTATTTAGCCGATGGGTTTGTGTATTTATATAAAATATTTAAAAAGAAAATCAATCCGGACTTTGCTCAAATATTTAACTTCTTAGCCGATAGTCTTATGGCTATGGTAAGCCCCTTGGCTTTCGTTAAGTCCGGAGTTGATAAAATTACCGGTGCCTTTGGTGGACTATTCAAAACAGCCAAAAAAGACGCAAAAGCTGTCACAAAAGATGGTTTTAGCATAAAAGCCATGGCCGAGTTGGATACGACAAAGATTTCCGAAGGATTTAAAAATATTAAGTCCGCAGTGATGGAGCTATCTAACATAAAGATGGACGGATTCCTAGCCATGAAGACAGACGGAACATCCTCTTCTTTCGTAATGGGCTCGGATGGACTAATCAAAAGTATTAGCGAAGGCAAGCTAGTTGTGGACGTTAAAATGCCAGAGATGCAAATGCCAGATGTAAGCGTCAAAGTCTACATCGGCAACAAAGAACTTAAAGACATAATTAGAACAGAAGTTAAAGCAGTAGTAGGGAGGGCCGGATAATGGCATTGAATCCAGAATTCTTCAAACCTTATCACTTAAGCGATATCGCCCAAGGTGCTATCTTTGAGGACGGAGAGAGGAAATTCAGAGGATACGGCTCTGATACTACAGACAGTACGGAGAATGTAATCTACATCGGAGCACCGGCGTTGGAAAGAGCTGTTGCGCTAAAGGCTTTTATTGAATCTTACAAGCTAAACCTGTCAAAAGAGACAGACATCAAAAAAGAAGGTGATAAGCAGTCCCACATGTACACCGAATACACATCCGACCTAAGTTTTGAATTGACTTTAAACATCCCAGCACACTCAACAAATGAGTCTAGAAATAATATAGCAAAACTTGAAGAATTGCAGAGATTAATCACTCCCATGAACATGGCTCAAACTAACGCTTCTTATGGAACTAAAAACAATTACTTTTGCGTATGGTTTAAGAACCTTATTCACTCCGGAAGGAAATACTATTCTTATCCAAGCCCAAGTAGTATAACATTTCTAGATCTAATGAAGCATGGCTTCTTTTGCTACATAGAGGGTATTAATTATGAACCAGACATGGACGCAGGCTTTTTTGAATTTGATGACATCAAAGATGGCCATAAAGGTGCTTTTTTGTTTCCAAGAAATATAAAACTGAGCCTGTCTTTAAAATTTGGAGTAGAGTTTGAAGAAGACAAAATCAGAGATGCCTTGAAAGCTGACGGGATCACCCCAGATACACCTCTATATTCATTTGACACAAACGGGAACTATGATGCGAAAGATAATGGCAGATTTCCATTTGGCTTATATACCATTGCAGCGAAGGACTATGAAGAGGTCGCCGTCACAGATGCTGTGGTTGACTATACGAATGATAATATGAATGAAATTGATTATAGACTCCAAGGTGGCGGGTCGACGTCAAAAAATTCATTTCTTTTTATCTCCATAGGAATAAAAGAAGATCTCTTAAAAGAACCTGAGTTTGGCCAAACGTCCAAAAGAAAGAGGTGGGTTAAATTTAAAGGATTTATTGAATCCTTCAACAGAGACGTCAAGGTGAATATTCCTCTAAAAGATGGCAACAAGGCCAGAACATTAGGAAAGCCGATGGATTTCGAAAGAGAAACAACTTTCGAGGCTCTAGATTACTCTATGAAGATAACAGTTCCATCTTCTGATCTTGGTGAGGCAAAAAAGAATTGTGCAAAGATACAATATCTACTTAGAATGTTTTTCAAAAGTTCCACACCAGCTACTTTATCCCACGTCAGATCAACCGATACATCTGCTTCAAAACATTCTTTGAAATTCTACTCCCCATCTTTTATTGAGGGGCCAAACACAACAACATATTACGCAAACGACTTTGGAACGATGTATGATAATGCATTAAATTTATTCTTAATTGATCTAGGTATAGACATAGACATTGAAGCCGGTTTTTTTGAAGAAGACGGATATCTATGGCCAAAAGTATTTTCAGTAGATCTAAAAATGAGTGATATGTCCGGCGGTTTAATCAAAAACTATACCATCTCACCAGATGGTGATGCCATGATGCCAAGCACGACTTTTCCGGGAAAAGAACATCTATTTCCTTTCCCCCGTCAAACATCAAAAATTATAATAGGAGGCAACTGATGCCTAAATATTCAAGCGAAAATAACGCCCTGTTGTCGAACGATCTTTACTTTGAAGTTTTAGAGAGAAAAGGTGTGAAGTCCTTAGTAATCAGAAAGACGACCACATTCAAGAGTCTTCAAGGAAATGAGTTTGATGTAATGGACGAGCACGTCTGGTCCAAAGGTGACAGTCTTTACAAATTATCCAACCGTTATTATGGTGAGTATCAATACTGGTGGACAATTGGTGTTACCAACTCAAAACCAACTGACGCACACTACTCAATTGGAGATATTGTCTATATTCCATCCAATCCCTATCACATCACGGAGCTTTTAAGATGAGTTTTGGAACAATGAATAGCTTTTTCAAGGGCCAGTTCAGTGGCTTGAACTTCGACGTAATTGGTGACGTTCGGGTGATAATATACGGGTACGACAGCAGTGGTACGGTGAAGGCCGATAATGTACGTGATGATGTTATGAATGACTTTAAAAGTCTATATTTTTCAAATTTGGACAGTTTTGAAGATGAACGGGACCTAAGGAGGTTCGTAAGTCTTGTCCGTAGTGGTTATAAAATAGAGCAAAAGACTTACAAATACGCTTTAAATACGACGTACAGCCGAACACCTAGTGGAAATGTCCCCATTGGGTTCACGACAAAACCTTCTGATGTTGTCGTAAAGAAGCTGTTCATATCCCCATTGAAAAAATGGATTAATACTAACATAAGCAATCCAGACTTGATATTGGCATATACAAAATGGGCTGATCGACCAGAATTGCCGGTAGAGATAATTACCAAATTGAAAGAAAGAGACAGAAATGCCGATGACTTTTCCAAAACCTCATGGGAGGAGCCATATACTTATGACGGTATCGGAAGCAATGAAAACAGCGGCAACAAGAGGATTTTACATTGGAATGGTTTTTATACTGACTTAGTTGATAGCACACCTGATGGACTAGCAGGTGGTGCTCAAACAAGAGCGGCTGAAAATAAAGAAAACGCCTCCGAGGGTGATTTCGATTTGCCTGGTTTTTTAGGATTTGCTGATTTTTTAGGAATGCAAACTGGCTTCTTTAGCGACTTCTTCTCCGGAGATACCGTTGCTGACGCAACTTCAGCGGTTGATCTAGAAAGAGACCTCAAAGAAAACCCTGAAAAATTTGCTCAAGTTGCAGCAAAAGTTGTAGGAGTGGATTACAAAGAACCAACAGCCGAAGAATTAATCAGTATAAGACAGTGTGCTCTGATAACAAGACTACTTCATGATGATGCTGGTAATATTCAATTTTCAAATTATTTTAACAATGTAAATTTTCCAAACTCTCCGCTAAATTCATCCGCAACCGGCCCTGAAGGAGGGCGCAGATTATATCCCGTTGATCCAGCATACGATCCAAACCAATTCTATAACCGATGTCACATCTCACGGGCAGCCAAGGAAACATTGACTGTAAATTCCTCCGAAGATACTCAAAAACAAAATTCTTTATATAAAAAACTATACTGGGTATTCTCAACGGACGATGGTTTAAAAGAAATCGAGATCCCGCTTAGTAATGAAGAGAAGCGTGCCAAAGAAGCGAACTTGTATTACAAATATCTTCGTGCCAAAAAAGCCTTCATCTCAGGCGTCTCTGCAGCAGAAGCCATAGCAACGGCAAAGCGAATATTGGGACCCAAAATGAGTAAAGCTGGCGTAGAGTCCAGCTGGTCGGAAGCTGAAATCACTACCAGACTAAATCCACCAAAGGAAAAAAAAGCCGATGTGGATTCTGGAGCTGCGTATTACTTCCTCAATGACATAGAGATAAAGTATGAAGGAACAACTCCTGCAACTGCCCGAAACGATGTTCAAGTTCAAATTTCTTTCACTTTGAGCTCTATGCAAGCCCTACAAAAAGTTGTGGCAACTATACCAAAGTCCGTCACCAATACCAATAGTGCCGTCAATATAAGCCTTTACGATCTAATAACTCTTCCATCTACCGGACAAGTGTCTGGAGGTCCTGGTTCATATTTAACAAACCAATACAGTCCTGAATACTCTAGAATAAGACTTAAGGCTTTTACAGGAGATGGAAACAAGTGTGACCTCATTATAGATCTATCGGTGATAGATCATAGCATTAGTAGAGAGAGTGAGACTGGTAAGACAACACTTGTAATTAATTACAGAGGCTTCTTTGAAGCTATGATGAATATGCCCTTTAATGACGCACTGGCTGATGATGACACGCTAACAAATAGAGAAAGACTTCATGAAGACGCAATGAAAATTATTAAAACTAACGACTGTACGCCTGAATTAATCAACAAAGCGATGAGGTTAGAGCAGGAAATTTTTCGAAAAGAAACGAAAGAATTGTCAGCGATGAGTTTATTGTCTAGACTATCAAAAAAGAAGCTGATTCATGGTTACGCGGTTGATAAAGCTCAAATACAAGCAAGAGCCATAAATGGCTCTCTAGATGCTTTCCAGGATTACGTAACAACAGTTAATCCAGGTGCCGGTGAAATCACCAGCGAAGAGGAGAAAACAATAGAAGAATCAGCCCAAGCCAAAAAAGACAAAAAAGAAACAGATGCAAAAGATTTAGACTCCCTTAAGAATAAATTCTTTTTTCTCGGGGACTTGCTCTATATGGTTTCCGGATGTCTTTATCTCGGAGATACAACAACAATGAGAGAATTTACAAAAAATCTCAACATGAGATTCATGATTGGCTCAATAAATGTTCCTAATCCAAAAACAAGAGACGGATCCATGATCACTATTAATCCGGTATGTATACCAATAGATGTAGCTTATTTTGTTGAGTGGTTCAATTCGGTGATCGTAAACAAAGGTATAACCACATACCCAGTAGGGATATTCATCAAGGAATTAATCGAAAGGCTTGTGAATAACATCATCTTTGAGGTATGTATGTCCTCTTTGTTACCAACAGAAAATCCTCCCGTAATTAGATCAACATTCATAAGCAACTTTGAAGAAAAAGGTTGGTTTGAGAAAAATACCAATGGTTGGTTTGATCCAGATAGTCCTTATATGAGTATTGATGCATTCCATAGTGCGCCAGTTGGTACAAGTGTGGAGGATTTGGAGAAACTGAAAAGTAGAACAACTGGGATTAGTGGTAATCTATTCAAAAAAGACGCCGAGGTCAATCTCGACACCCTAGCAAACGGAGTTTATGACACAAATCCTTACAATTATTGTATTATATACCAGCAATTCCCAACCTTCTCCGAATACACAACGAGAGATTCAACGCAAAAGCTTAGAAATACAGATTACGTTCCAACAATTTTTTATGGAGCAAAGAATACTAGCTTCAACTATGCCTCGAGTGTTTCATTCTCCAAGACCGACTCGCCAATGCTCAGAGAAGCAAGGTATTTCAACAGTAACTACGGAAACTTAAGCTTGCTAGCCAATGTATATGATTTAAGTTTTTCATTCATAAGAAGAAAGGCTAGCACCTTTCTCTATCCGGGAATCATAATAAACTTTGGGTTGATCGATTGGGACATAAAGAAAAAAAGTGGTTCTCCCTACAAAATGATTTCTGACAATGCCGCCGCTAGAGGCAACGAGCCGCATGAAGATGATTACACTGTTCTTGGGCAGAATAATCCTCACTCTCCAAAGACAATAGCTCACATACTAGGGTTCGGAGGATATTACATCATTAAGGCGGTCACCTATAAACTAGGCCAAACCCCAGACGACTTTGAAATATCTATAACTGCAAAATTTATGGGCTCCGATGCTATTAAAAAAGGATCTAGAGGCGGAGAGGAAACTCCAAATCTTGAAGACAAAAAAGCCTGTGTTGAAGCCTACAATGAGCTCGCCGAAAGAGCAAATTCTTTCGGAGGCGAGGGGTATGAGGAGGAGGCAACGGAAGGGGTGGTGGAGAACAATAGCGGAACTTTAAACGAAAAAAGAGAATCCGAGGTCTCGATAGTAACTGAAGGGGATGATATATATGAGAATCCTAGTGACAAATTGAAATTCGAAGAACTCCTAGATGGTGTTCTAGATTTGACACTCGCGACTTCCAGTGACGGTGGTTTAATTGGGTGGAAAGATTTAAATTCAGATGACTTAAATGTCGTGATTGATTTAATTATTAGCGAAGGAATTAAAGAAGTTCCTCTAGCGTATTATCAAACAAGCAGCGGCAAGAGACTAGCATTAAGCGTACAAAAAGGAGACTTATATAACGGTGGCTCGATGGTGAGGAAACAATGAGTAGAAATTTTGATTCAACAAATAAAACGAGGCCAAATGTAAACCGACTTCGTCAGCGAGGAAGGTGGGAAACATTAGCCTATCCCGAGAACTCTGGGCTTGGACCAAACATGATCAAGGATACAAACTTTCTTGAGAGAATTCATTATGGTGTTATTGACGACCAAAATAATTCTATCATTCCCAATGAAAACTTCATGGTTCAAACTCAACATGGTCGTGTCTTTGACTTCGTTGCCGATGCCTATTCTGTTATGCAGCTAAATTTTACAACCGCCATTCAAAAAGGTTTGGTGAATGTCGATGGTTCTGCTTTTTCTAATTTGCGAATGGTTGATTCATACAATAATCCTAAGTTAAAATACGGAGAATATCTGGGGAACATCTTCCGGTTCTACAACAATATACACATACCAAACATCGTTGGTATTACCAGTATAGCATCTTATGAAGACTATGTCAATAACTTTTTTGATTTTTTATTCAAAGAAACTTCTGACTTCGCTATAACCATGACAAGGTGGATGACATCAACTGATTCTAGAATTTTAGATACAGGCTTGGCGTTTTCCTACTCTGATATGGCATATGACGCCGATCAACAAAAGATAAATCAAATTATAGATCATCCTGCTTTTGGATATTTTAAGAATTTGTGTATCAATATGGGATTCTCTATTTTACACAACAATCCAAATATACTTTTACTAGATGTTAGTTCTCCTGCTACAAGAAGTATAAGAAGTTCATATGGATTATATAATCTAAACACATTATTTAATAATAGATATATAAGAACATATACATTAGATATAGAATTATTATTTAATACTATTAATATATATTATAATAAATATGCACAGAAAAACTCCCAAACCAAAGTTGTCTCGGTACAATGCGGAAAGACTGTTTCAGAATACATTAGACTGTCGACAGTGCCGTACAATAAGAGAATTTATTCTGACTTATACGAACTTGAATTATATATCAAAATAAGAAACCTTGAAGAGGGCTCCCCATTTACAGAGTCAAAGCTCAAAGACATCTATAAAAAATCAAAATACTTCATGAAAAAAGTTGACAAGCTTGAAGCAATAGGTTATACTAATAGAGTATTCCGTGACCAGGTTTGGAACAAGGACTATGGTTACGATGATACGAAAGCCAAATTTGAAGGCAAGACGAAAACACAATCTCAACGACAACAGTCTGGGGCTGGAACTCGAGGAGGTGGTTCGTCTTATTAGGTATTAGGAGGACAAATGTTATTTCAATTAATGGACAACAAGGCCGATTGTGCTGGGACTTATCTCAGTGGCCAATTCATTTGGGACAAAATCCCAGAAGGAATTTCACAAACATGGTCATACTCTGACCACCTGTTCGGCAGACAGATTGAATATGCCAATTTAATGGTGGCTGGGAAGTCGATAGACGACGTTTGCCCTGATCACCTAGTAGAACGATGGACTTCAGTCAAAGCGTTGCTGAAAGCTCATTTCAAGGCTTTCTC